GTGGAGGGCTTGATAGTACTAACACCTTTGATTACTCACTAGTAAATGGTGTTGACGGTTCTAGTGAGGCTGATGCCGGCGATAAGACGCCAAGTGTTCTGACTGCACTAACGTTGTTTTCTAATCCAGACGCGATTGATGTCAATCTGATGTTTGCGGAAGGCGACGATAACGATGCAACAGACATTGGTAGTAAAATCGTAGCGATATGTGGTACTGACCGAAAAGATTGTATTGGATTTATTTCACCTGATCCTACTGCTAAAGAAGCAGATGATGTTATTGCTGATTTAAGTTACAACAGTTCTTATGTTGTTCTTGATTCTACTGCAGTTTATGTCTATAATAAGTATAATGACACTTATCGATATATTCCAGCAAACGGCCACGTCGCTGGTCTTTGTGCAAGGACAGATGACACTAACGATCCTTGGTTCTCGCCTGCAGGCTATAACCGCGGTAATCTCCTCGGAGTTACTAAGTTGAAGTGGAATCCAACTAAAGCTGATAGAGACGCTCTCTATAAAGAGGGTGTTAACCCAATCATTTCTGAGCCCGGTCAAGGTATCTTGCTCTTCGGTGATAAGACAGCACAAAGTAAACCATCTGCGTTTGATCGAATCAATGTTCGGAGATTGTTCATGGTTCTTGAAAAAGCAATTTCAACTGCTTCTAAATACCAACTCTTTGAGCTCAACGATGAGTTCACTCGAGCAATGTTCAGAAACATGACTGAGCCATTCCTTAGAGATGTCAAAGGACGGCGAGGCATCACTGACTTCCTCGTTGTTTGTGACGAAACAAATAATACTGGAGAGGTAATTGATACTAATCGATTTGTAGCAGATATCTACATCAAACCTGCTCGTTCAATCAACTTCATTACTCTGAACTTTGTTGCGACGAGAACTGGTGTTGAATTCTCCGAGATCGTTGGAACTGGTAACTAATAACTAAATAAATAAAAGAAAGAAAAACTATTATGGCAACAGTAGACGATTTTAAAGCAAAGCTTATCGGTGGTGGAGCAAGGGCAAACCTTTTTAAGGCCTCCCTTACTTTCCCAGGATTTGCTGCAGGAGATAGCGAGCTTGCACAATTCATGTGCAAAGCAGCTCAGCTTCCCGGCAGTACAGTTGGACAGATTGATGTACCATATCGTGGGCGTCAACTTAAAATAGCAGGTGATCGTACATACGAGAACTGGTCGGTAACTATTATTAATGATACAGGGTTTGAAGTTCGCGACGCTATGGAGCGGTGGCAGAATGGAATAAACACACACGTATCAAATACTGGTTTAACAAACCCATCTGATTATCAAACTGATCTTTCAGTTGATCAATTGGATAAAGCAGGTAACACTATTAAGACATACACATTCAGGTCGGCATGGCCAGTGAGTGTTTCGTCTATCGATGTAAGTAATGATTCAGCCGATACTATTGAGGAATTCACAGTTGAATTCGCTTATCAGTATTGGGAGTCAAATACTACTTCTTAAACAAACAAGTTAGTGGCCACAGTGAGCATCCCCCAGCGCTCACTGTGGTTTACTATAAATAATATATTATGGCGATGAATTTATTTGGATTTGAAATTGGCAAAAAGAGCTCAGGCAAAGGTGAGGTTAAAGGAATCTCGCCTATACCTAAACAGAGCGATGAAGCTTCAACCACAGTTACTTCTGGTGGTGGATATTATGGTCAGTATGTAAATCTTTCGGACACAGACGGAACTTCAGATCACGAATTGATCCGCAAATACCGCGAGGCTTCGCTTCAACCCGAGTGCGACGCTGCAGTTTCTGATATTGTTGACAGCGCGATTGCGTCATCTGAAGAATCTTCTCCGGTGTCTTTGTCGATGATTGATCTGCAATTGCCAACTAAAGTAAAGAAGCAGATTATTGATGAGTTCAACCGGGTGTTGAAACTCTACAAATTTAATAGGAATGCCGCAGAGTACTTCCGCAATTGGTACGTTGATGGTAAATCATTCTTTAATGTTATCATTGACCCAAAGAATCCTAAGAGAGGTATTCTTGAAATCAGGCCAGTTGAATCAACACACATTAACAAAGTTAAAGAGGTCGAAACTAAACTCGATCCTAATACGAAGCTTGAATACGAAACAGTCGTTGATGAGTATTACGTTTATTCTCCGGATCTTGGTTCTAATGCAGCTGATAGATTAAACGGTGTAAAATTTTCAGATGATGCCATTATCCAAGTTAACTCTGGAATAATGGATCCAGATAGAACTCGCACTGTTGGTCACTTACACAAAGCAATGAAGTTGGTTAATCAGCTTCGCTATATGGAAGATTCTCTAGTGGTGTATCGTGTATCGCGAGCTCCTGAAAGGCGTATTTTCTACATTGACGTTGGTAACCTTCCAAAAGGTAAAGCTGAAGAATACGTCCAACAAGTCGTTTCTCGTTATAGAAACAAGCTTGTATATGATGCAAGTACTGGTGCTATCAGTGATGACAGACGACACATGTCTATGCTTGAAGATTTCTATCTGCCTCGTAGAGAAGGTGGAAGAGGAACTGAAATTAGTACTCTCGGAGGAGGAGAAAATTTAGGTCAGATTGAAGATGTGGTATTCTTCCAACGTAAGTTGTATCGTGCATTGAACGTGCCGACTGCGAGGCTTGAACAGGAAACATCATTCAGCGTAGGAAGAGCGAGTGAAGTTTCCAGAGAAGAGGTCAAGTTTCAGAAGTTTATTGACCGCCTTCGAAAGAAATTTTCGTTTATGTTAATGGATGCTTTGCGAATTCAGCTTATTCTTAAGGGAATTATTACTGAAGAGGACTGGGAGGAAATTGAGGAGTGCATCAACATTAGCTTCCTCGAAGATAACTATTTTGCCGAGCTCAAAGAATTTGAAATTCTCAGAGAACGTTTAGAGATGTCACAGATGCTTGAAGATATTGTTGGCAAATACATCTCTGATAAGTATGTCCGCACTGTTATACTTAAGCAGTCTGAAGAAGACATTATGCGGCTAGACAAAGAAATTGCAGAAGAAGAAGCTGCAGAAGAAGATACCGATATTGATGATGATGATATATAAAACTGTAAACCATAAAAACTATAAATAGTATTGATATGAGTGATATTGCTAGAGAATTATTTAAAAGTATCGTTACTGATACCGCTTCGCAAGAAGACTTCGGTAGTGCGATACAACACGAATTTAATCAATCCCTCGAGGTGCGGATGGTCGGCCTGACCGGAGAGATTTACAATAAGGCAGCAACTTCTAACACTTGCGAGGAAGCATTTGAAGGAGTCAATGAAGCATCTGAAAAAGACGTCGAAAAGCTTATAAAATATTTTGTCGGAATGGGCCATGGCCATACTCGAAAAGGTAATTCAATCGATTTTGGTGGTGGTTCTGTTATCGAGTTCTCTTTTGATAAGGGAAAAATTAGATTTGATGGCGGGAAGGCAGCAGGTAAAGGATATTTTGACAATCTGAAAGATGCTATAGCATCACTAACACTAGGAATGGAAGATTAAACAACACTAACAAAAATGAAAATAGAACCATTAACAGTCGCGGCAACGGCATCACTAACTGCTGCAGCGTCGAATGTGAGTGATGCTCACCTAGTTCTAGTACAAAATACTGGTACTGCTGCAGCGCACGTGCACATAGAAACAGGAACATCCGGAACTCGTTATGCTTCGTTTTATGTTCCAAACAAAAGTAACATCATAGTTCGTAAAAACGGAACCGATCAAATTTTCGCATCGACAGCAGCCGCTGGAACAGGTGCCAATGCTAACGTACTCTTTACTAAGGTAGGTTTTTACGCATAATAAGTATGAAATTAATCACAGAACATTTAGATCAGCTTGAGTATATTACTGAAGCAAAAGACAACGGTGAAAAGAACGTTTTCATCAGAGGAGTCTTTATGCAGGCGGAGCAAGAAAACCGTAACAACAGGATTTATCCAAAAGCTATTCTCGAATCAGCTTGTGGTAAATATGTTAAAGAACAAGTAAAAACTGGCCGGGCGGTGGGTGAATTGAATCACCCCGAAGGACCAGCGATTAACTTAGACAAAGTTTCACACAGAATTACCGAACTTAATTGGAATGGTAATGATGTTGTTGGAAAGGCACTTATACTTGATACACCAATGGGCAAAATCGTGAAAGGTCTCGTTGAAGGTGGATGTAAGTTAGGTGTCTCTAGCCGTGGTATGGGTACTGTTGAGCAAAAGGATGGCAAATCATATGTTAAGGGCGATTATGTCCTTTCAACTGTTGATATTGTCCAAGATCCTTCAGCTCCTTCTGCTTTCGTTGAAGGCATTATGGAAGGGGTCGAATGGATTTGGGAGAATGGCCTTCTCAAACCTCAGCAAATTGAAGAATATGAGACTGAAATTAATAAAGTTCCACTTGGGCGCGTAAGCGAAGCTCAGGAACGGATCTTCAATGATTTCCTCTCCAAACTCTAAATCAAAACAAGAATATATGTCAGACGAAAACCAAATTATAGAAGACGTAGAGGAAAAGGACCTTGTTGGGAATCAGGAGCTTGTGCAGGATAATCCTGAAGAAGTTGCTGAGGACACAAGTAAAACTTTGACTCAAGCCGTCGTAGACGCGCTTCTTAGCGAAACTAAGAAGAATGAATCCGAAGATGAATCCGATGAGGATGATGATAACGATTCCGAAGAAGAAGTAGAAGAAGCCAAATCTACAACCAAAACAGAAGAAGAAGAAGATTCCGATGAGGATGATTCAGTAGAGAATAAGGACGATAAAGATGAGGATGATGATTCTGTAAAAGAAGTCAACCTTCCTAATGTTAAGACTAAGGCAGGTTATCTTGCTGCAAGTTTCGACGCTCTTAAGTCCATGAAGAAATCACAACTCGTTAACGCCTATAAAGGTATTAATGTGAGTGAAGATGAAGGCGAAGTAGTAGTGCCAAAAACAAAGGCAGATATTGTCAACGCAATGTACAGTCAACTTAAGACTATGCAAAAAGAACAGCTGACAGCCTCTTATAAGGCTATCCAAGATTCTTGCGGTGATATTGACGAGGAAATCGAGATCGAAAGCTACGTTGAAGATCTTAAAATCCTTGCTGACTCTGAACAAGAATTGACTGAAAGCTTTAAAGCTAAGGTTGGTACACTGTTCGAAGGTGCTGTTGCAAACCGCGTTGTCGAGATCAAAGAATCTCTTGAAAATCAGTATAATGACGATCTTCAAGAAGAAGTAGTCTATATCCGTGAGTCGCTCGTTACTAAGATTGATGATTATCTTTCTTATGTAGTAGAAACATGGATCGAAGATAATCAAGAATTCGTTGATACTAAGCTCCGCACAACAATCGCAGAAAACTTCATGCATGCTCTTCAAGGTGTGTTCACTGAACATTACATTGAAGTACCTGAGTCTAAGGTTGATCTTGTTGATCAACTTTCCGATGAAGTTACTACTGTTAAGGAGTCACTCGCAGGAGTTCAAGGAAAGAATGCGGTTCTCGCTGAAGAAGTTGAAAGTCTTCATCGTGAAAAGATTCTCTCTGAAGCAACTGCAGATTTGGCTTCGACACAAGTCGCTAAACTCTCTTCTATTATTGAAGAAGTTAGCTTTGTAGATGCTGAAACATTCGCAACTAAGGTAGCCACTATTAAAGAAGGCTTCTTCTCTAATTCTGATTCGAAAGAAACCATCATTACTGAATCAACTGGTTCAACTAACGTAAAAACAATCGTCGAGGGGGAAATTGATCCAAATAGCAATCTGTCAGGTGACATGAAACGCTATGTTTCAACTCTCTCTCGCTTCAAATAACCCGACCAAACAACAAAAGAAAGACAAACTATTATGCTAAACGCAGAAAAAGAAATCCAAAAGTGGGGCCCAGTGCTTGAACACGCTGACGCTCCCCCTATCAAAGACACTTATCGTAAAGCTGTTACCGCTAAACTTCTCGAAAATACCGAGATTGCTATGCGCGAACAGTCTCAAGCATCCACATTCGGTGTAATGAACGAGGCTGATGCCAATCAAAGCACACTAAATGCTGTAGGCCCTGATCCAGTGCTTATCTCATTGGTGCGGCGTGCAATGCCTAATCTTATTGCATATGATGTTGCAGGTGTCCAGCCTATGAGCGGACCTACCGGCCTCATCTTTGCGATGAAAGCCCGTTATAATCCTAATCACACCCCAATCACCACAGTCGAGGGTAATCACCCTGAAGCTCTCTTCAACGAGGCTGACACTGATTTCTCTGGTCCAGACTCTCCCGCCCACGGTGAAGGTCTCTACCATGAGGCTGTTACTGCTGTTCCAGGGGCTACTCCACCTGTAGCTGGAGTAACTGCCGCTACGACAGGAACTGGTTTTGAAACCATCGACGCCGAGCGCGCAGGTGAAACCGGAACGCATCTCGCTGAGATGGGCTTCACTATCGAAAAGTCGACTGTTACTGCTAAGACTCGTCAGCTTAAGGCTGAGTACTCTATGGAGCTTGCTCAAGATCTCAAAGCTGTACACGGCCTTGACGCTGAGTCCGAGCTTGCTAACATTCTTTCCGGTGAGATCCTTGCTGAAATCAACCGTGAGGTGATTCGCAGTATCGTTGTTACTGGTAAGAAGGGTGGAGTTGGTACAACAGGTGTATTTGACCTTGTTACTGATGCTGATGGCCGTTGGGCTGTCGAGCGGTTCCAGTCTTTGATCTTCCAGATCGAGCAAGAAGCTAACGCTATTGCTATTGACACACGCCGCGGCAAAGGTAACTTCGTTATCTGTTCGAGCAATGTTGCTTCAGCTCTTGCTGCAGCTGGTAAGATCACCTTCGCAGGTGAAGGTGAACTCGCTGTTGATGCTACTGGTAATACATTTGCTGGTACTCTCAATGGGCGTCTTAAGGTGTATGTTGATCCATATTCTACAACTGACTACGCTACTGTTGGTTATAAAGGATCTTCTCCTTATGACGCTGGTATGTTCTACGCGCCATACGTCCCTCTCACAATGGTTCGCGCTATTGGAGAGAACAGCTTCCAGCCTAAGATTGCCTTCAAGACGCGTTACGGTCTTGTTGCTAACCCAATCACTGGAGTAGTTGACGGAATCGGAGCAGCTAATACTAACCCTTACTACCGTACCTTCCGCGTTAAGAATATTAACGTTGGTGGACAGAGCTAGTAGAGTTTAAAAGCTATATTTAAGAGGGTCCTCGAAAGGGGGCCCTCTTTTTTGTATAAATATTATTATGGCTCAGAATAATTTAACTGCTAACACCAATCTTCTTTCTCCAGTAGGTTT